GGGTTTGAACCCGCAGAATGAGATTACTCCGAGGAACAGTTGGGCCATCGCAGAAGGGACGATGACATCGTCCCCGTAGACTGCGATACGAGAGGCGTCAACTCCAAGGATTTCGGCGACAGCCAGAGCAAGAGCAGCAAAAAATCGCTGTTTCAAGCTCGAACGTATAACCGTTGCCCATGGAGCTGAACTTATGGTACCAGATTCTAGTACCATCAGGAAGAACCCCGACAGGGCTGCGGCACTGCTCAAGTGCCTCAAACCAATCGGAAGGAGCAAGAAGACGCACCAGCTCGTAAGAGACGGTGTCACTCGCCATCGACATGTCGATCGTGGCCAAGGTGCCAGAGAAAGACCCGATGAGGGCCAACCTCTGGTTCCTGGTTTGATCGTTCAGATCGAAGCCTGCTCTTTTAAGACGTCGCCGCATGAGGCCGCCGATCCCTTTCTGAACGTACATGTTCATACAGGGCTCGACGGCTATCGTACGGTTAGTCTTGTAGTTCTTCGCCACAGTTATAATGCGATTTCCGGGTACGATGGAACAGTAGCCGGAGCCTTCCTCAAATGTGAGGCCCTCTTGCCAGAGGGGGGAACGCATAATACATGCGTTAGCCAGGATCGCATTCCCGATCGTTGTATCAGGTCGCCCCGAATATTTAAAGGCGGCATCCGAACGACGACGTGGCAACCGGGTGCTTGCACCCGGGCCCCAGCCGAAGTGGACAGAAGCATCGTCCCAACTAAACTCCCCAAGCAAGCGTTTCATTTTGCGCCGGGCCAGTTCGATTACTGACCAAACGGAGGTTGCACTAGTAGAGTACAAACTCTTGTCATGCCGCAAGCGAAAGTTTGTGGAGCGACACATCTCCTCAGCTGCATAGAATCGAGCCCACGTCGTATCCTCCTTAATTTTAGACGGTTTCCCGTCGTCGAACTTGGAGAGGATTTCCGATTGTAGGTACTCGATCGCAAAACTCTGAGCGTCACTGAACCGTTTCGGATTCAGGTCCCAGCCACACGGACGAATGTCCGGGTGAAATGGGGTATGACAGCCCAGAGTCCGTATCAGGCGGTGTATTGCCTGACTCTGCGCCTGAGGGGCCACAACGAACGGCCGATACTTCGGCCGAGTGAGCAGTTTTCGCTTCCTCATAAGGAGACCTCAATAAGACCTGTGCCATAAGCAACAGGAGCAGGGCTATTAGAAAGAGCCCTGCAAGAACGGAAAGGACTACGGTAAAACCGTAGCTCAAGGCTCGGGCAGTTCCAGCCCCGAGCCCCTCAGTAGAGGGGCTCAAGGTTCGTGGCCATCGTCACAACAGTGGCGTGGCCGCAGAGGTTCTGCATGAGCTTGAGGTAGTCCTTCCGATCCTGCGAACTACTCAACTGGGAGAAATTGAAGGTGAACTCGGCGGAAGAACTCCGAGTCACCGTATCAACTCCGTCCACGGTCGCGACAGTGGGAAACACAAATTTCCCAATCAGTCGGTATGCCGCAGTCGGCGAACTCGGCGGTTTCAGCTCAAGAGTGAGCTTTTCGAACCCTTGCGGGATCGTGGCCGCACGGTTAGCCAACTGACCCACAGCTCCGTCGGTAGTCACCGGATCGAAGACGTGGGCGACAGGCGTACCCTTGGCATCAAGGATGGAAATTTGCCCAATAGCAGGCATGGTTTTGGGTCCTTTAATAAGGAATGGAAGTTAACGGACACCCCTAGTGGGTGACCGCCCGAATGCTTGCGCAAGGAGCGACAAACCGTTCGCTGCGTGTGCAAGACTCACCGGGTTCTTCAACCCCGGGAACCTAGGAAGGGGAGACGAAGAGTAGACCGTCCTTTTCAGGTCGACATACTTCTCGTTCCCCGCGTAGCTGCACGCGACGACAGGGTAGTAAACCCCGGCGCTCGTAACAGATACGATCTTCTTACGGAACTCGGACCTAGAGCCACTCTTAAAGCGCCACCCATAGGCAGCGTCCATAGAGCCCAGCCAGCCGCCGATCGGAAGGAACCAATCGACGACAAAGCTGTAGGGGACCTTTTCCCATAAGATTTCCAACGGGTTGGTCATGCCAACGTTGGCGAGTGAGGACAAGAACGTGTTACCAGGTTCATAATCGAGCCTGACAAACACGCCGGAAAACCCCGACTCTTTTCGAAGCGTCGATCTGGCAGAATCCTGAAACAGGGTATCCGCCTTTAAGACGTTCTTTACTGCCCCCTTTGTGGTCACTACCCAGTGCTCACTTTGGGTACGCTGAAGCGAGTCAATTGCTCCATAGACGTCAGATAGCAGTGGTTTCCAACCGTACTGAAGCTCCAGCCAGTGCCGCGGCGCGTGCCGAGGGTTAACACCCAAGGTTTGCGCTGCTTTCCTGAACTGCCCATGGGCTAGTTGGGAAAAGCTCCGTCCGATTTTGGACGCAGAACTGCCGACAAGATCGGCGGTTTGCTGACACTCCGCAAAAGCGACACCAAGGTTGACTTTCTGCTCTTTGAGAGCTTCAAGTGCCTTGATCTCAGCCCGCGAAATGTCTGAACCGGAAAGGGCAGGCCAATTTTGAAATGGCCCACCTGATGTCGTTGTGCCGAGGGCGCCGTCCTGAATCAACAGGACGCCGCCACCGACATCACGCGACATCGTGCCGTGAGGCATCACATAACGGTTCATGCTCAACTCGTAACCCTTAGGGTACAGCCATCCAGTCGGTTTCCGAGTTCTCACTCGGTCTGGACGGTTTTCAAAGAAGTAGCGAGCATTTGCCACGACGTCCGAGCCCGACCCAACAACAGTGCCTTTGGGCCAGACTCTCTTCCTGTTGTTTACACCTGGAACAGACACGACTTGGTTGCTCACGAAAC